ACATTCCATCTTTTACCTGATTTATGACAAATGCACGAGAGGCCGACAATTTCGGGCCGATAAAAACGTCAACTTTATCGCCATCTGCCGTGTCCTGGCCGCCATCGTTTGCGATATAGCCATAATGTGCCTTCATTCTCTGAGCCCAGCGCTCTCCCCGCATCCACCCCTTCCCGAATCTCCATGATCCTTTCGGATTCTCTATTACAATATCGAGTCCTTTAAATTTTATTCGGCCCTTGGAATAATTGCCAGATTCTTTTTGTTTTTCCGTAGGTTCGGTTTCTATGTCCATTTCAGCTAATTGCTCGACAATTTTTTCGATTTCTTTTTTATCAGCAAATACATCTTCGATCACGTCAATGATGTCGTCATTCCGTTTCATAGCATTGATGGCCGTACCCCCGGAATCACGCCATGCCTTGCGATTTCCCACCATATCATCGATTAAAATACTTTTTTCATCGATAACATATTCTTCTTTTTTATCGGAAAAAATTACATCATAACCTTGACCGAAATTAAATATCAACCAAGATATCTTATCTCTCCTGCACTCGGTCATTCCTTCCATGGGAGTTGTAAGAAATATTATCTTATATCGATTTTTCAGCAAATCAAACAACTCCCGTCCCTTGTCCAATACCGGAAGGGTGCGGAAAAAATTTGGTTCCCCCTGGACGAACTGCTGTATTGTAAATTTGTCGTCTTTATATGCGTCTCTGCCGAACGCAAGACGATATCCTTTCACAAAATCCGCGACAACACCATCCATGTCAAAATATAAAATCGGCTTATCTATTCCCGCCTTTTCCATTTTTTTATATCCGATGTTTTCCAAATCTATTTTTTTATCACGTACTGGCACTATGGCTTTTTCCAAACTAACGAATTCAATTCCATTCTCATAGCGCTCTACATTATTCAAGACATGAATTGGTAATTCGATATCTTTTATACGGTCTAACGCCCCAGCCTTGCGAAGATACTTCCCGCTACTGATATCGAATCGCGGATTCAAATATTCTGTTATTTCCGATTTCGCTCCCTGCCATATGTCAGATATTTTTTTGTCGTGCGCAATTCTTGAGAAAACATCCTGAAGTAGCCTTAATCCTTTCGGTTCCTCGAATTCAAGAATATTGCAGAATGATTGATGTACGAATAAACTCTTGAGATACCATTTATAAATAGTACAAAAAATTTCTTCCGGCGAAGACATCTCCCATTCATATTCATATATTGCGGATCTTCGAAGCGCCTTGGCATACAATTTGAACGCTTCTTTTTCTTCATGATTAAGGCAATCACGCCAGAACATATGACCGATTTCATGAAAACAATTATCAACGCAATTATCTCGGGAATAAATATTAACATTTACTCCGATCAACATCGATACAATTTTTTTCTTCTTCTGTTCTTCTGATTGATTCAGAAAATTAAACACTGCGGAATGAGGGGGAAGGAAAACAGGCCCAACGCAAAGCTGCCCAAAAATCGCATTGAAATCAGAAACCGGTTCATCCCATTCATTTTTTCCGGATATAGCGAAGGGATCCCCGGACGGGGCATTCTCCTGACTTTCTTCTTTTATTTCTTTTTCTACGACTATAGCTTTTACCATTTTATCGATAGTAATCTTTTCATTATTGCTACTGACAAATTTTCCATCAGGATCGTATCCTATGAGAAAATTATCTTTTATGATAACTGGATTTTTTTCATTTATTGCTTTTTTTAATTCTACAGGTTCATATTCTCCATATGAAATAATATAATTATCTTCCAATATTTTTTTTGCCTTTTCGAGTGATTCCATTTCAATATTTTTTTTCGATAATTTTATTATTTCTTGCCTTTCCATTATTTTTTCCTATTGAAATTTTTATTTTTAATAGTTTATTATTCTTATTTTTTTTTGTCAATTATAAAAAAATAGTAATAATTAGTTGACAAAGTAGACTAATTAGATTATCTTGTTAAGTATAAAGATAAAGAAAAACAAGGGAAGGCAAAGGCATGGAAAACAAGCGCAAATTTAGTGAAAAAGGAACGGTCCCCTTTGATGAATTTTGGAAGATATTGCTTTATTCGGGCAAGGATCTCCGCTGGGGCGACGCCCATAATCTTTATGAAGATTATAAAGAAGGAATCAAGACGCAACTTCACATATTCGAATCCGCAATGGAATCAATCAATTGGATGGATGCAAAAAAAGACAAAGAAGAAAAAACTGCTCGTGCATTAATTGGTTAAGTCCGAAACGGGCTACGGCCCGTCTGACCGTAAAGCGGTCACTGAAGATGGACAAATAGGAAAAGGAGAGTTAACATGTCAATGTATTCTCAAATGATTAAAGAACGTCTCACCCAAATGGGATATATCGAGAAATATGACCCTCGCCACATAGAAGGGTACATGAGACTAGCATATTCCACTCTCGATTCACTATCATCAATACATTTTAATAAAGAAATAAAAATATGTATTGAGTGCATCAATGCAGACGGGATTTTCAATGCTGAAAAATTGGCTCAATCATTCGGTTTATAAAATTACAAATCTACAAGGACAAAAAATATGAAAACTTTAAAAGAATACCAAGAAAAAACAAACTGCGGAACATGTTTTTATTGCAATCAAAAAGCATTTAAAAAAGGTGAACCATGCTGTACTTATCCCGAAAGCATTGATCCTTTCATAAAAGAAAATAAATGCGAAAAACATAAAGATAAAACTGAGGTGGTAAAATGATTTATCATATTAGAAAAAAATATAAAGTACAACGGGGAAATCAATTTTATAAAGATAGATCAGATCGCAATAATGGAACATTTTGCGGATCCGAAATGACCGATCATGATATTAGATATTATGAAAAAATATACGAATTTAATGAATGGGCATGCTGTCCCGAATGTGAAAAATTAAGGAGTGAAAACCGAAATGAACGCTAACGAATTGTACACCATGAGACAAAAAATGATTGATTCCGAAATCGTGCGACTCCGATGCAAATTGTCCAGCATGGCTTTAGCGCAAGCAATGGACAAGGAAAACTATGGATATGCCGCAGATTGCGAACGTGTTCAAGGGTTATTGAATGAAATAAATAATTTCTTGGGAAAATACTGATGAAAACCTATAACGAAATCAGGCGAATACTCAGTGAAGAGATAAAAGGAATGAACAAAAGAATCAAGACAATGGATAGCAATCAGAAAAAAGATCAAGATTTTCGACATGAGATACATTGCATGGGAATTCTTTTGCGCATAGAGGAAATTAACAATCTTTTAAAGAGGAATAATCATGAATGAGATACAACGACTCCGACAAAATTATATCGATACAATAAAAAAATCAGGGGAACGAGCAGGCGGGATAGAAAATCTTTCCCTGCTTCTCGGATATAGTAAATATTATCTGTCCCGCACTCTGCTTCCACGCGCTGTTTCTGGCGGCGTTTCAACCGATGCGCTATGGAAAATTGTGGAAAAACTGATAGAAAACGGCCTTTAATCTTTCAATCCCACCGACTATCCGCACGGTCTCCCTGGAATAATGTTGTTATTCCAGGGAGAACCCTCCCTTTCAACTAAATCTTTTCACCACTTCTTCGCAAAAGACACTGACAAGCTCATCTATCCGCCTATTCACTTCTTCCAATACTCGGGGGAAAACCGGTGTCGCCCCTATCGTAGGATATTTCCATCCTTTTGAATCTTCAGTCACGCATACAAATGATCCGTATCCTTCATGGTGTTGACGAGTGACATATTTCGTCAATCCCGATACTTCCTGACCGCCGGCGAGTTGTCCAGAATATTTCCCCCCGGATTTTACAATGGCATGGACCTCTTGACTCATTTCCCTGCCACCGAATTGCTTTCCTCTCGCTCCTGGCGTGGCCTTCGGGACCGCTACAGGCATTGGTATTACTATGTATTTTACCCCATTTTTCCCTATTTTTGCATGCTCGCTGGCAAGGAGTGCGTCTTTAATGCTCCACGACTTCACTCCCTCTTCTACCATTTTTGCAAACATGATATTCGGCTTATTGCTGAATTCATCAACAATTTTTTCATCAAGAAAAATCTCTCCAGTTGTATTATCTATTCTGTATGTGATGGCAGCCGCGTACTTGCTCCCCCAGCCCGTACCGGAATTCATCGCTTCGTCTTTCCAATGTTGTGCCATTCCTTGCGTCAATATAGCGATAAGTCCGGGAACTCCATTGTTTATTTCTTCCGTTATCTTATTCGCTTGCTCTTCGCTCATTTGAGACGACGCATCTTCGAGTGATTGCATGACGGTACTTAAAAGAACATTTTCATCTATATTAAAAATCATACCTTACTCCGGTTATTCAGCCGCTTCGAATATGCGACGATATTGCGGTGAATCCATTTGAATTGGAATCGGGAGGCGAGGATCCTTTCTCCATGCATCAAGTTTTTTATCCGCGACGCTTGCGGGAACCGCCTCGTAGATATTCCCATTAAATCTGACAAGATTCTCCCCCATTACTTTAGGCTTTCTATATTCTTTTTCATCTTTACTACGATATGAATAATCTACCTGCTGTGGGATAAATTTTTTCTTTACCTGGCGGGTTTCCACTTCTCCCGTTTTTGCATTGTACCACTCGGTTTCGATATTTATCGGCGTAAATGTCGCCACATTATACGGATGAGCAGGGCAACATATCTGCCAATCGTTTTCCTTTAGCCCTACATTGTTCTTCCCCGGCCATATCGCAATATCGGTATTCGGATCGATTATCCCCATTGCCCGAAGACTCTCATTTTTCGTGTCCTCTACTACCGACGATGGGATAAGACGCACAAGCGTCCCCTGCTTGCTTCGACACCACTTGCAAGTACCGCCGGTTCGTATGAAATATTTTGCTTTTGACTGATCACGAAGCGATTCCATCGCCTGAGCCTCATGTTGCGCCAATATTCCTGCTTCATATACGCTTGCGATTTCTGTTTGACTTATCCTGTGCCAATTTCTTCGCAATGTTTCAGCAGTATATTTATTGACAAGTTCCTCGTCCTTCTGAACATTCCAATATAAATCAGACGCTATTTTTATCGCTGATTTATTGTTATCAAGGCCCAATTGTATCTGCTTCCGAATTGCATCTTGAATCTCGGTATTTGTTTCTTGAACATACATTGCAATATTTGAAAAAGATTTATTAAGAATATTTTTTTCTGACTTATCAAAATCATATTTTTTATATGCTTCCATAATTGTCGATGGAATTTCTCCATCATATTGATCAAACGACACCTGGTAGAGTGATTTATTTTTATAAGGTTTTTTCTTTAAATTAAAATTTGTTGTTTCGCGTCCGAGAAGAAAACCTTTTACCGCGATATCTTCGGCTACTCTTCCGGTATGTTTTTGCCAATATTTTTTAACGGAATTATTGAATATAGTCCATTGTTTTTCCGACATTGGTGTACCATCACCAAACATGCCTTTCTTGGGACGAAATCGCTGTATTTTGTGAGGGAAAAGTGATTTGAATTTATCAAATAATGACTTAAAAAATCCTGATTTCTTTAAGTCAGTAGTTCTATTTTTAGCAAGATCATATGCTGTTGCTTCCGATAATCCGAGAGATATTCCGACCCCAACATAGATTTCGTTAATAACAGCATGCACGTATGCATCCCAATATTCAATAAGTTCTCTGATATATTTCGTGTCATGAATTTCTTTTTCTATTTCCATAAAAATAACATGCTGGAATAGAATAGGAATGTCAATAAAAAAAAGACCCCTCATGCCGAGGGATCTTTTGGTTTAATTGGAATTATCAATTATATAAAAGCGTTGCCGCCGCTTACGGTACTCTTGTACGGCATAAGCGCCGACCTCACTTCCTTCGCAGTTACAAAGGTTTTTTCCAGTATAATATCCGAATTATCGAATTTGGTGCATACAAGAGAATTAAGCAATATAATGTTATCATGAACGGCGATGCATTCAATGCAGTCCGAAACGGACACCTCCTGCGCCGAGGCCGTGGCGACTTCAATTGAACTTATGGCCGAAGAATGGGCCACCTCCGTAGACGCGAAATTACTGGAAAATATTATCGCCGTTATGATTAGCAATAACATCGAAATAAAAAGAAATATCTTTGTCATTTTCATCCCGTATTCCTACTCCTTTTAAATATTTTATCAAAAAATATAATTAACAAAATATTTTGTCAACTATTTTTATTTGCTTCATATTCAATTTCCCAATGCTCTGTTATCCATAAATTTTGTTCAGCACAAAGCATCCGATTCAATTCAGTGCATTCTTTTTTACATTCATTACAGAAATAATTCCTAATCTGAAGATATACTTGCGGCCATTCCGTAAAATTATGATTTGGGGAGGCCATTCTTCCATCCCTTAATCTCGCCGCTTATCCCATCGACGCTAGATTGCACGGTACGAATAAGATTAAATATTTGATTTATTGATTCCCTTAATTCGTTCCTGCTGGTTGTATCATATTCCTTTTCTGTCGCATGTCGATCGGCACACGCTTTATTTTGCAAATTTATAATAGTATTAGTTTTCATAATCTTGCCCTCCAATCGGACCAACCATACTATCGCACCGCCTGCTGCGATAGTGATCGTGACAAAAACTGGCAACAACCTTAAAAAAGTATCCACTGACTTCTCCTTTGTTCTTCATGATAAATTACTTTTTATATTCATTGTCGCAGTTATCGTCTCTGCGTTATTTAAAAACAATCACATTATCCCCAAAATACTATATTAAGATTTGTAACGTTTATTGTCGTATTCGCCGTATCCGATTTCGCATATACTTCAAGTTCATCATCTTGATTGAGTTTAACTATCGCCGTAATCGATATCGTTGCAATTTTCGAACTCGCTGGAAAATCATGTGGTGTTTGTGCCGAAGGGACAAGAAACCCATTGACATAAAGGGCATATGATATTTGGCATGCCTTATCAACAAATATGTCAGATACTCCGGAAAGGTGAAACACCACACCAGAAGAACCGATATATTTTAATTTATTACCTACAATAGCAAATCCTAACGCATCGCCGTCGATAAATGTGCCGTTTATCGGATAATATGTTCCAGGTGTAACTAGCAATGTACTCGCAGGAGATTCTAGACGCCGTTGCCCATGCTGATGGTTATGACCTGGTCCTATCATGGTAAATCCACTCTTATTTTCCTGGGACGAAAAAGTGCCATAATATATACATCGATTGGAAATGAAGAATCAATTTTTTCATTAACCGAATTTTCAAAGCATATAACACCTTCACTTTTAAGCGTAGGCGCTACCGCTCCGGTTATTCGAAACGTCTGAAGGAATCCTGTCGGATCCGCAATTTCATCATCATCATATAGCTTGTTTATCGTCCCTGATGTCACATTCGTAGCACATTTTGTCCATACATCCGCTATGCAATCTATTATAAGGGGATTTGATGCCATTTTATGCCACCGTTCCAAAAACAGGTTTCATTACTTTTTGTACTGTGGGGGATGCCCCGGACTGAACAACAATAAACCTTCCGACCAATACCGATGATTTTTTTATAACATCCGGTAAATCAGTCAGCATTTCGCTCTCTTTCGCCGCCGCAAGTGTTGCGAATTTATTCGACAATACCATAAATAAAACACGCCGAGTTTCGTCCATGAGTCGAAATACATAATTTATAACATATTCCCCGCCGAGTAAATTCGCAAGTCCAGCACCCGATTGATATTGAAGATTATCAATTTGTGTTATCGTCGCCGTCTGCCATGCCGCCATCGCATCCTTATAGTATTGTATCATTGTATTTCCCGGATCCTGCGTATCGACGGCAAGACATGCAATATCAGAAGTCCCATTATTTACCGTCAAAGCACTAAGTTCAATATACAAGGTGCTATGATTGAGAGTGAATTCGGTGATAATATCATGTGCCAATCTGTTTTTTTGATTTTGAAATAATTTTTCGGGAAGACCGTATCCCATTTGACCGTAAGGAATAACATATGGTGTTGATCCTATAAGCAACACGCATACTGCGGGGATAATACTGGAATAATCAAAGGATGTTTCAGCGGAATACAGCACCCATTCCGGAGTCCCTGCGTTATATCGTATTCCGATATAGTTAAGTCCGGCGGAAAGCGTTAAACTGGCCGTTGCGACATTGAATTCACCGAATATCCCCGCAAAAGCCGGCAGCGAGTATAAAAATGCAGTGCATGCAGGCATCACGTAGAATCCCCCCACGAGTGCTGTCGGGTATACAGGAAGCACCCCGGATATCCCGGCATAACGCGGGATATCCATATATGCAGAGAGTGCGCTATGGATATACGCAAAATTATCAATATCAAGACTCGTTATGACTTCGGTTATGTCTTTATTGTATATCAATGCTTCAGGAAGATTAAGCGCTACTCCCCATTTATCAATCGCCCATTCCTGTAAGATTTCGTCAACTTCATCGAGATCGTCAACGGCAAGGAGAACGTCATAATATCCCGTCAAATATTTTACTTCGCACACTCGTACATTTTTCCTTGAAACTGCCATTGTCATTACCTCGTTATAAAATTATATAATAGGTATATATACCTATTATATTACATTAATCGCACCGCTTTTTCCATTCCTTCCATGGCCTCATCTGCCATGCCGTCAACTTCTTCATCTGAGAATCCCCCGAATCCATTTTCCTTGCCTCCGGAGGGCGCTTCCTGCTGCTGTTGCGACATCATCGCTGCTTGTTTGTTCTGCATATAAATGGTATTGAGTATGATTTTACCCTCATCATTTGGAAGAGGGGGAAGATCAATTTCAGCCCGGACTTCATCAATGGTTTTTATCGTCTCGATATCTTTTTTCCTTAAATCTGCTTCGAAAGATTTGTCCCCGATATTGAGTCCATTGAATTTAAAAAGCCAATCTTTTGCGAATGAAAATCCACTTATTCTCAAAAATTCATTTGCGATAAATGAAAAACCATTAAGCATTTCACGAGTACCGCGATTCTTGGAAAAAAGTTGTTTCGCATCCTGATTCTCGGAAAGAACCTGCTGCGCCTGGTTTAACCGCAACCCTATTTCAGCACTGTCCGCGCCCATAATGGAACATGTCAATGCTCCAGTAAATTCCATGTATTTTTGATATTCCATGTCACGATTATTTGGGAGAAGATTCAGCACCTTAGCGTCACCATTAAGAAGCGGGATATTCCATTGCCCATCGGTTGACATGAAATTGGCCGCCCATTCGTCTTCAGCATCTTCGAGTTGATCTTGGGTATACCCCGATTCCCGGCCCATGGCAATTGCTATTTTGGGTATCGCTCCACGCGACAATCCATTAGAATTAAAATTAAGTGAATTGATAAATGCAACAATTGCCATATTCGCTTTTTCAGTTACAGAAAATCCCTGTTTATAATAACGAACGTCATTTAATGGGCTGGCAATATCGTAGATGACATCAGAAGCGCGGAATGCAGCGGTTATTCCGCCCCCGCTACTTCCATATAAAAGCTCCTGGACATATGCAATTTCTTCTACCGGGGGAATATTTTCGAGTCGTGCCTTACGAATAGCTTCAGATACCTTATTTATTCCGCCGCCGAGTCCTACCCCGATCATCGAAGTGGATCCATAGAATCCACCTGGAAGCACGGGAATAATCGTCGCACCATCAAGCACCCACAATGCAACGGCAAGACCCTTTCGATCCCTTTCGATTTCCCATACGACCTTATCAATAAGGATACGATCACGAACATATTTCGTAATGACATCCCTGAAAGAATCCTGTTTCGGTTCAATTCCAACATAATCGGAGCGACGGGTATTTTCCATAAAATCGATAAGGAATGCTCTCTGCTTTTCACGTTCTTTTGAGAGAGTTTCCTTTCTGTCTTTAAGTACGAAATTCCATCCCGGAGTATCGGGATCATCGCTAACACCAGAATATTCAATAGCCTGCTGAATGCGAAGAGTTATAATCGCACCCACAATGCCATTGCGTCGCTCGATAAGACGCAAAAGTCGATCCGGAATCTTGTCCTTTGGATAAATTACGTTATTAAAAGAGGTATTATTTAGCCAATCGTATTGAATGCCTTTATTGATTGACTTGAGGGTTTTTTTATCGAGATGTTTTATCGCTTCCCGCGCTTCGTTATACGCCCGAGTATAATCGATAGTCGCGGGAAGTGCGGATGAATCAACTTTTCTGACTTTACTGTGTGCTGTCCTTTGAATCATCTACAATGCCGTCATTGCCTTTATTTTTATCGGCTGTCTTTTTGTCGGCATTTTCAGACGTAGACGTTTGCCCTGTATTGTTATTCTTGGGGCTCCCTTTTCGACCGCCCTTAATTTTCAATTTCGTGTCGCCGTCTTCAAGGGGAGCTTCAAGAATATTGTTATTGTCATCTATGAAGGCAAGATTGTCAAGTTTATTTTGCGCCAATGCCAGCATATTCCATAAGAAAGTAAGCGTTTTGGCTGTTGCTGGCGTGACAACAAAACTTTTCCCCTGCCTTGCGGATCTCTCTTTTTCTTTTTCGAATGCTGCATTAAAAGCGTCTGAAAATTTCATTGTTTATTCTCCCATTTTGTTAGTTTATTATATTCTTTTCATCTTTAAACACTGTAATACTTTCAACTGTATTATCGCCTTGCGTCAAAATGACAAGACATTCATTCGGCTTGAAAAAATTTTTTAACGTATCGCTAATCCTGCTCATTGCTTCAGATTCTTTCATCGCCTGTTCCATAGAAATATATTCATCATTATTTTTTTCTTTTTTAATGATAATTAAAATTTTATCTTTTTCTTTCAATCGAATAATTCTATATGATCCAAAAATAAGAATAAAAATTTTTCTGATAAATATTTTTATTTTTTCCATATAAATTATTTTTTTTGGAATTTTAATAATCGCTGGATATAATGGCATTATTCTTCCCCCCTCATGGCTAGTTCATAATTTTTTTGCCTTATACTCTCATAAATTACAATATCTGTGAGCTTGAGAACATGAGTCTGTTCAAAAAATTTATCAAAAAATGGAACAAATTTCAATTCTCTGATAAATGACAAAAGATGGACGCCCTTCACGGGAACCACATTTGGATTGTTTTCAAGAGGAATTTTTGCTAATTCTTTCTGTTGCAATAACAGAGGCAATCTAATTACTTTGTCATATTCTTTCTGTTCCTTCGCGGGTAATTCTCTGTGACCTCCTGCATAGGCAATAAAATATGTTATATCGAAATAGATAACATGACTCCCTATCTTCTCACATCTTGGCATTTGCTTCTCCTTATTGTGGAATCGATCTAATTATATTAAAAAATTCGATAAATGGAACGATTACGTTTCCGTTACATTCCTGTAAAAATGGTATTTTCTTTTCCCTGGAAATATTCATAAAATACATCGCACCACATACGGGGCAGCAAAAATCAGGTTTTAATAATGCGTGACAATATGCACAAAGCATTTTTTTTCCTTTTCTAGAAGTGCGGAAAGGCGGCTTGGAGGTCTTCGCCGCCCGACCGAAACCGCTGTCTTTTGCCTTCCGCTACGGAATTTATATTCCACAAATATAAAACGCCATTACAATAATCTTGTCAACTCTTTTCTTTCGATTTACGACGCTCCTCTCTCTTTTCTCTTTTCTTTATTTTGAATATCTCCCTCATTTTGTTTCGAGCTTTTCTTTTTTCGTCAATAAGTTCTCTCTTGCCTTCTGATATTGTGCCAGTCAAAATAGACGGCTTTTCAATTGATACGAATTTTCCATATTTTATCAGACTAGCAAGAGAGTCAGGAGCATCATCCGGTTCGGCACCTTCTTCGTAATCTGTTATATAATTCAAATAATTCAAATCAGTTTCATGAGCCCATCGTATTTTTTTCCAAATTGGATAAATATAATTCGATATTTTTATATGCTTATTTTCAGATTCATTATAATCAACTGCCTGCATTTTTCTTTTTCTCAATGCTTTTGCAGTATATCCTTTGTCGTCGTTTTTTTCTTTATATATTGCCATGCAATTATATTTATGATATAGAGTCTCTATCGTATCCATATAATCGTCTACATGACAATTAAAACTAAATCCTATCGCCTGAAACGGATAATCTTTATTATTAGTTTTTGAAAAAAACGTAAGAGCGCCAGTATCCGTTCCTTCATATTTTGCATCAATATGTCCATAACAAGATTCCCTAAAATCCCACTCTCCAAAAAATGGATTTACAAACATTTGATTTTCGGACGCAATATGCTTTAATTCATAATTTATTGCATAGAGAGATGGAGTCGTCGTCTCTTTTATTTTTTTAAGATGTTCTTCAGTAAATGCTTTTAATTTTGTATCATGAATAGTATATTTCAATGGTTCGGGAAGAATACTCCATCCATCCATCTTGTGCCATGGCGTTCCAGAAAAACTTATTGCTTGACCAGGGTCAATAATATTCGTTCTCAATTCTCTGATATATTCCTTGGTGTTCTCGCGTTCAGCTTGGGACAAACGATCCTTTAGCGTAATAATATCATCGCAAAGAACTTTATCGCCATGACTACCTGTTATATTCGGGGACATCCCAAAAGCATTTATGTTCCCTTCTCTCGTCTCAGTCGTTTTTAACGTCCATGTCCATTTGTCACTTCTATCAATTAAAATTTTATAGTCAAATCCATATATATCTTGAAAAAGTGTATGCATTGCAGGGGTATTCATCTGGCGAGAGATTACTTTTAGAACATCACTAGCAGCGGTAAAATCTTTTCTAATCAGAAGAATCCTATCATTAAAATGAAATAGCAACCACCATATCGTTCCAACGATCATAACGGCTGTTGTTTTGTACGAACCACGATGGGCTTGAAGAGAATTATCAACAGGATTAGTAAAACAATATATTATCCATTCCGAATGAAGAGGAGTCAGTCTGTCATATCCTAAATAATTCCCAAGAAGATGAGGATTATTTTTTATTTTTCTCGAAAGGCTCTCCGAAAATTTCTTGGATCCTTTCTGCGCTTTCTTTGTCATAATTAACAGTCACAGCCATTTTCTCTTGGATCATATTAAGCACTTTTAATAGGTCCGAAAGGGCTTTCGTTTTATCAAATAATTTTACAGACTTATTTATTGCTGTTCCATATTTCGTTGGATGTTCTGTGTGATTAACGGATTGGACAATCGAGGTATCAATCTCACTGAAATTTTTTATTTTCATTTCATCGTCTTCATATTCAACCACATTGGAAATGTCAGCATTCGCAAGACGTAAAAGATTTTCGAAAGTCTTTCCTACCTCGTCTTCTTTTTTCTTCCACAGCGCATCATAATAATTTTTTATAAATTCAGAAATATTAGGTTTTTTTAGGAGATCATGAGCGCTAACGGCGGCCGCTCCATACGTTGAATTAGGAAATGTCTTCAGGTATGCTTTTGTCGCATTCCTTCCATTGCGCATATATTCCAAAGCAAAAAATTTATGTCTTGGATTTAATTTAACGCCATTTGATTTTTTTTTCTTTTTTTTCACAGTTGCCATTTATTTTAACCATTCCGGACGACTCAGAATCCATTTAATCATTTTTTCAAAACTCTCATTAAAATTTTTAGGATATGAAAATCCACTTTCAAAAAGCTTCGAGCTGTCAAGGGCATACCTGAGATCATGCCCCGGTCTACTGGAATGAAAATC